TCTTTAATCTCTGCATATTTATCTGGTCCGATATCACCCTTATCAAATTTCTCTGGAGTTTTTACAACATTAGCCATTTTGAGTAATGTCTTTTTCCACTCATCAACATCTCGAACTTTGAACTTTTCTTTCTCCATAAAATTGGCAGCCGCGAAACCCTTCCCAGAACCCGCACCGCCTGCCAAAAAGCAAATCTGTCCATACTTCTTACCATTAGATAGAAGTATTAACTTTTCGTTTAATTCGCTATATTCTGTAAACTTAATCATTCTTATCAGTCTTCCGTTTAGAACTTCATCTTATCTAGGATAGTTCCCTCTATTTTACTCATCAATCTTACTCCAGAGTATCCACAAACAAATGCGATTGCTAATGCAACTTCTACTCCAAATCCAAAATGTGCTTTAAGTGCCGGGATGAAAAACTCAGCGGCTATCCATCCTATCACTGCACTTAATAATAAATCTCTTACCGGCGTNNNTCTACGCATCGCCGCGTTACAAATTCCCCCTGCGCCTGAAGCCCCAATACAACACGCTTTGGCTCCAAACATCGTTACTAATTCTGTAATCATTGCTATCTCCTTCTTATTTTTATAGCAATAATATAATCATTCCATAAATTTCAATCTCAGTGCTATTTCTTTTTATACATTGTTATTCGTCTTTTCCACGAACTTGTTGACATTTGCTTCTCTGCATCTGCAATTGCAGTCAATTTATGAGGTAATACCCCACCTGACTTTGTTATTTCATAGTGAGCGATTTGAAAATCATCTCTTTTCGCTCTCTTTGCCAAATCTTCTAGTTTCCCTACAACATCTGCTTTCAATTGGCTCAGTAGCATAGTACCGAATCCACGAATGATTACAGTTGGGTCACTTGGGTCAGCACTTTTAGGGTCTAATTCCCCTGCTTTACCCTCTAATATTTGTTCGATTTCGGCTCTCATTTGTTAGTTTCTCTCGTAAACTTTTTAGCCAATTCATTTTTATACTTTGTTACTAAATCATCTAGTTCTTTAGTAAGTGCTATCTTACTAAAGGTATCTTTAGTGTTTCTAATTTTGTTCCAAAGTGCTGTTATTTTATGTTCCATATCACTATTTATACTCTTAACTTAGGGTCGGAGGTTTTGAAATCTTTCTTACGCATCACGGTCTTGGATACTAAGTCAAATTCCTTGCTCTTCTCATCATACTTTAGTACGAATGGAAGATTTATTTCTGTCTGTGTGTCATTTAATACGGCTTCAGCATCAGGTCCAAGTTTTGGAATCTTCTTGCCATACTTTTTGTATGTCAATCTGAATAGTCGTACCAATTCTGCTACATTGATGTCTTTGCCATTACGCTTATCATTTGCTCGGTCGAGGAAGTGCCTTGTGAATTCTACATCAATTCCTACTTGACCAAACAATTTATCAGCAAATTTCTCTACTTGACTTAAATCTACTTTAGTAATTTCTTCTACTAGGTAATCAGAGAATGGTGTATCTTTCTCTTCTTTAAGGCCCAGTCCTTTACGGACTGCATTATATAAGTCCTCTGCATCTTTGTCTTTTGCCATCGATGGAACACCCTTTTTAAACTCTTCCAAGTCTCCATCTGTCGCATACCCTCTCATAAGAGTGGCACTCATTGCGTTTGATTTTCCTCTGGCGACACCCGCTTGGGTGACTTCAAATTTGTCGAATTCATATGATTTTGATTTGTCTTTGTGCTTAATGTATGGTCGAATATTTTTCTCAAATTGGGAAACTCTGTCGCTTCCAACAACCATCGTAACATCTGTATATCCTTTATCAGATAGCCATTTCAATGCTTCAAATGCGGTTCTCACTTTGGAATCCTTAATCATCATTTTACCCCAAAACTTTTTTAGAAACTTAGTTTTGTCGTTATAGGATAATGGATTCTTCTTTTTATCTTGTGTCTGAGAAGTGAATACAAAAGGGGTTCCACCCTTCGCTTTCGCTTTTTTAATGATATCGTTAATCGCTATCTCGTGTCCAGAGGTAATAGGATTAAAACGACCAAACGTAAATACGACTGGTTTGCCTTTTGCTTCTTCAAGAAATTGGAGATACGATTGCATTATTTTCCCCAGTCCTTTATGGCATTAAAATTGTTTCGACTAAATTCAAGTCTGTTAACAAATTTCACTGCTTGATTAGTAAGATGGTCAACTGCTACAAATCCCTCTGGACCTGTAACTTCATATCCGCTACCCTTTTTAATAAATGCAGGCAGAGTGGATACCTGTTCCATCTTTTTAATTATTGCTAACTTAATATTAGCAACACTGTTATGCCATTCAATAGTGTAAGCCAGAGTGGCTCCCATTTTCCTATCGCTGTTGATTGTTTTAATCATAGCATCAAGTTCGGCTTGTTGTTTGGCTTTGCCTTTTGCAGATTTCAACTTATCAATCTTAGGCTGATACCTCTTTCTAATGAAATCGATAAAACCACCAACTGCTTTTTGCTTGTTGACGAACCCTTTGCCGTCTCTCGTTAGTGAATTGATATAGATGTTTAGATTGAATGATATGGTTCCTTCTTTATCTGCGTTGTGGAATAGAACTTTCATTGCATTTTTATTAAGTTTCTTTAAATCTGCTTCAGCATCCTCAATGTCTTTATTAACAGATTTCAATTCATCTGCGGTTAAAGTAGCAGTTCCTGATACATCTTGGAAATTAACATCACCTGCCCATACGTCTTTGGATTTCTTCAATTGGTTAGTATTGACGTTAAATACGGCCGATAGGTCTGCAATTGTTTTACCAGTATATGACGTATGCCAGATAACTCCAACTTTTGCCGATTGCATTTGCTTGGCTAGAGGTTGGTCAACAGGTACAGCGTAAGTGATAGTATTTGGTGTAAAGGTAATATATTTGTCACCGTCTATTGTTTCTTTCTTAATATCTGAATCAATAAACATAAAATCCCCTTGCCAGATTCCTTTAATTCCTAATTGAGGAAAGTATTTGAGGGCGATTTTCATTTTATCTGCTAGGGCGGCCGCGTGTCCGTGATTAGCATCAATATCAGCGGGAGTGTAATTAATTTTTGGAGTCTTATTAAATAGGGCTTTGGTAGCAACAAAGAACTTTCCAGTTTCTGGATTAGTTCCAGCAATAATCGAAGGTGCTCCATCAACTTTACTTGTGATGTTAAGCCCTTTCTTAGTATTTCCTTGAAGAGTTTTAATAACTCCTCTCAGAATTTTGAGTGCTTCTACTCCACCAGCATAGCCATCATTGAAGATAGCATCTTCCAAATGTGTGAGATGGGTAAGTTTTTCTTCTGCTAAGTATGTTTTAAACTTTATCATTTTCCTACCTTAAAGCCAATTTTATTTCGGTTAGGATTAGGTGCTCCACCACCCCAACTGAACTTAAATTTTAGATTCTTAAATTTTTCGTGTTTTGCTACCAAGGTATTCTTCTTAACATCAATGTTCAGTTGTACTAGTGTAATCTGTCTGACCATCGTTGTCAACTCTTTATCGTACTTTTTTGTTAATACTTCTGTAAGATGATGTCCCATTGGGCCAATAACGAAGCCAATAATTCCTTTATCCTTTAGTTTAGTCCAACTTGACTTATCAACTTGCTTGTTCATAGTATCGTGAAAAGGAGCAAGGGCTTTCTTAATTTGTGAATTTGTCTTAAAACTATGAAGCCAAGTGTCAATGTGACTGAGACTTGGTTGTTTGCTATCCATTGCTTTACACAATGCTTTATAACCTGGAGTCTGTAGTTTGTCGTTACTCTGTACAATACCCTCCATAACGGAAGCATCTTTTAATATGAATAACACATCAAGTAACTTTTGTTCTGTTTTACTAAAACCTTTTATATATTCTGGGTCTTTCATATGTTCTTCAAGAACATCTGTTAAATTACCAACAGTAGTAGAACTTCCACCACCAGACTTTACTGAAATTGGATATCTTATTTTACCTCGAATACCATAAAAATCTGCAAGAGGTTCATTTATTGCCGGTGGAAAATACGCTTTAGTAAATCCAATATTCCTACACGCCCAGATGCCAGCAAGAATTTCACCGAAATCTTTTGAGATGGTTGCCAAATCTCTTTTGGAAACTTCATCGGGTGGTAGTATATCAGAGATATCAATGGACTTTCCCTTTTCATCTGCTTTTTCTAGGAGGGCTAAAAGAAACTTTTTCGTATCTTCAGTCAATTTATTCATCGACTTGATAGAGGTTTTAACCTCTTTCTTGATTTCACTAGGAGTAAGTTCTTGTCCACCAAGATGAAACGCATCTGGAGTCAATTGCTTAGTTGTAAGGGCTTGTGCTTTAGTATCACCTGCTGACCTTGTTTGGTTAACAAACAATGTCTTACCAACGTCTGCAATAGTGATATCAAACGTATCATATGTGCCAGAACAACTCTCCGTACTGTCTTTAATCTTAATATCTTTGAATTGCTTGAAGAAAGCAACTGGGTCAACACCAACGGCTGCCCTTACGTGCCACGATACACCAGTTTTAGCACCACCCGTCACATCAATACCGAGCGGTTGAAGTAACACACTCAAATAGTCTTTGACTTCTTTTTCTTGTGGCTTGGCTTTTGCCTCGTGTATTGTGCGTAAAAATGTACTAAATTTTTTCATCAATGGCCTCGAATCTTGAGTAAACTACTCTATATCTCATATTTATAAGTTTCAGTCATTACATCTTGAAATCTTTAAATGACTTTTTCTTGCCACCAGAGAACATCGACTCAGCCTGCTCATATGTCTTAATATGACTGGTGGACGATGAGGTAGTGCCTATGATGTCTTCCTGTGCTGATTGCTCTGCATCGTACCATTTCATCTTAGGTTTGTCTATTCCTATAACAAAACGCCTATTTTGAGCAATATCACCGTGTCGATTCTTCAACTGCTTAACCATAATCTGATTCAGTTCTTCTAATTCTTCAGTCTGGATAAGAGCGAGGAAGAGGTCAGCCGTTGCTGGCAGACCGAAACTTTCAGATGTATCTTCTAACCCTACATCGGAATTACCGAAGCCTGAGCGAGTAGTCTGAGTTGCAGACCAAACAGGAAGATTAAATTCAACTGATAGTCCACGTAATTCTTCGGCTATTGCTTTGACATATGTATAAGAATTAACCGAATTTGAACCAGCAAGTCGTTGAGATGCACAAATATTCAGATAATCTACATAAATGATATCTGGCTTGAAAGTTTTCTTCAGAGCCAGTTCATTCAATAAATGTCTGAAATGACCTGTGTGAGCCTGTGATGTAGGGAATTCCTTAATGATTAGTTTACCTTTAATCTTAGTTTTAAGGTTTTCCATCTTCTTATCATATATTGGCTTTGTGAGGTCTTTCAGATTATCTAGTTTTATATCGAGTAGATTTGCATCAATACGTTCAGCAATTTTTTCTTCAGCCATCTCCATTGTGACATAGAGAACATTCTTTCCTATCGTCAAATTGGCGGCTGCCATATGACACATACCAATTGTCTTACCGACACCAGTACCTGCCATTAAAATATTAAGAGATTTTCGAGTGACTCCACCACCTGTAATCTTATTTAGATATTCAATATCAAAAGGAATCTTCTCCTCTTTTGCGTGGTAGAAATCGAATCGAGCATCGGAATCTTCTAAGAAATCGTGTCCAACGTGATTATCAAATGTTACTCCAAGGGCATCTGCCAATAGTTCTGGTATTGCACCTTGAGTTTTATCTCCTTTCTTGCCATCAATGATTTCAATTGATTCCATAATAGCGTTATAGACTGCTTTGTCCTTACAGAACTTTTCAGTCTCATCTAGGAGCCACTGGTCATTGTTGTCAATTGATTCAAGAGTACCAATTAGTGATTCGGTATCTTGATAGACCTGAGCATTTAAATCCTCACGTTCATCAATTGCAATTTTGAGAGCCTCTTTTGATGGCACGTCATTGTATTTCGCATAGAACTTTTGTATCTCAGAGAATACCACACGTTCAGTGTGGTCTTGGAAATACTCGTCCTTAAGGAATACAATAACCTTTCGTGCAAACGCTTCATTATGAATGAGGTTTGATAATATAGTGGATTCTATATTCACGTATTTATTTCTTTCTCAGCATCGGCTACTGCTAACTGGAGAGCCTTCTCTACTTGTTGCTTTACAATCATACTAATTTCCTCATTATAATGGGACTTATCAATGGCAGAATTTTCTTCGACAAATTCATACCCGTAAGACATTGTATCACAATCATCAGACAATTGCAAGTCATAAATTGCAAAGGTAGTTTTGTCTCTTGTTTTGATGTAAAAAACATCAGTGGCAGTCTCACTCATTGGCTTCAACAGCCTCCGGCGGGAGGATGATAACAGCATCCGGGTGAGTGTTTTGTTCTTCGATTGAATCCATCAATCCAGAACCAATAGCATATCGTTTTTCAACAAAGTCCATAAACTTCTTATGCTCTAGAATACCATCCCAGAATGCCTTTTGGTCAGTTTCTGCCTGTCGAACTTTCTTTTCAGAAATCTCTCCAGTTTCCATATCAACTTTAGAATACCATCCCATCGATGGCTTGACTACAAATCCTGCTTCTAGGGCTACATCGAGTAGACCAGAATACTTCTTAATTCCACCATCCCACGTAACTGAAATAGGGATTTTGCTTTTCTCTTTGACAAATCGAGACTTTTCAACATTGATGATAAAATCATATCCTTGGATATCTTTATCTTTCTTGACTTGTCTACGACCAATAATCCATACGTTATCGGCAGAGTACATAACTCCTGTACCGCCCGATACAACTTGCTTAGAAAACATTTCTTGGGTTTCGTATGTGTGATTGACTGCAACCAGAGGAACATCTCGTAGTGTGAGATATGGTGTAACCATTCTGAATAGTGACTTGAGTTGTTTGGCTCGTGTCATATCAGCAACGGATTTCTCATTCATTGAATCCTCGACTTCCTTCTTAGAAGCAAGGTTTCCGATAGAGTCAATCATAATGAAGACTTTATCTTCTACTGCAAGAGCATCTAATTGTTTGACTAAATCAAACTTCAACTCCTCGACATTCTTAACAGGAACGTGAAGAACTCGGTCAGTATCGATTTTAAGAGAGGAGAAATAATTCTGAGGTGTGCCGAATTCTGAATCATAAAATAAAACGATTGAATCTGGATACTTGTCCATATATGCTTTAGCCATAAGTAGACCAAATGCAGTTTTAAAATGCTTTGATGGTCCTGCTAAAACTGTAAGACCTCGTGTAAGTCCACCATCAAGTTTGCCAGATAAGGCTACATTGACCATCGGGACGGATGTAGGGATTTCAATTTTGTCTTTGAATAAAGACGATTTGGTTAATTGTGTTGATGTGAGGCTACCCGCTTTCTTCAAGCGACCCAATAACCCTTTAGATGCTAATTCACTCATATCTTCTCCATAATGTATTAAATTTTCAATTGTGTACTATTATACACTAACTTGATAGTGTTGTCAACCCTTAATTTTTACTTACTGGGTTTTCTCGCAATTTATCTAGGTCAAATGGTTTTCTCAGATTCCCCCACCTAGTAAAATATATGATAGGGTATTTTGGAAACATTTTGATAAATTCTTGAGCAGTCACTCCAAGGGTTGTTGCGACTGCTACGTGGTCAGTTGGCACTGACCTTTCTCCAAATATTATTCTTGCTTCGATTAGAACATCAATTCGAGCAGTTGTTGCCTGAAATCCGTTTCGGTCCATCATTTCTGCGGCAATGGACTCTGACCAAATATCTCCTACAATATAACCATCCTCATCAGTAACATATTCTTTATCGGTTTCTATCCCACCGAACTTTGCTCGTACTCCTAAATTCTGAATATTCTCTTGAAAGTTCGCTGAGAACTCATCAAAGTTTTTGCCAGAACTAGCATTTTTTACATCGTCTAAATTAATTTTAGCCATATCTATTTCCTATCCAAAAAATGATTCAAGTGAACTCTTCTCTTCCCAATCCCAACCTATTGGCTGAAGTACGCCCTCTAGAGGAGAGAGAAATGCTTTCTCAAATTGTAAATCATAATCTACCCACCTTTCAACATCAAACTCTGGTGGGATGCCAGTAAGAAAGGCAATCGCATTAGAGTCGTATGGGTTGGGTTCCTTCAAATACACAAACTTTAACTTTGACCCATCGCCAATCTTCTCAGCATTCCTAATATCGTGTTTCTTCAACAAGGCATTATAAACTTTGGCTGCCCTGGCGTGAATAGGAACTGATTTAGTAACGTGTTGATACTTAGTGTAATCACTCAAACCACGAGGAAATGATATCTCTGGAATGGGTAAAGCACTAAATTCTTTCTTATATTTATGCACAAGGTCTTGTAATTGACGTTCAGAACCAGTCAGAATAATATTGACTGCCTCTCGCAATTTACTACGAACATTAGATGGCGTAGAGGATTTGACAATCTCCATACCCATAACTTTCATCTTGGGCTTTGCGTATCGAACACCCTCAGAATCATATACATTTAATGCGTATCGTTTCTTGGCAGTCCATACGGCTTTATCAGCAATAACCTCACGTCCCATAAACATCTTTTGTTCATACGCATTCGTATAATCTGCTAACTTCTGGTATGAAGCGGTGATGAATGGCTCGAATGCTTCTTTGGTCGCTTTGTCGATAACATCACAAATTTTATTCTTATCATCAGACTTAATGAATTTATCAACAAATGAACCTAGTCGTAAATAAACCGAATCAGTGTCAATAGCAACCACGTAATCATATTCTTTAGTTCCTAAATATTTGTTCAGATAATCATTTAGGTGACGTTCAATCCATCGAATTGCTAACTGACCACCCATTGTAATTGCTTCAGCATTTCTCAAATCAAAATATCTAAAATACTGATTACCAACAGCACCATAGGCAGAATTCAACTGAATCTTTTTAGCCATTTGGATATTGTTATACTTTGAGATTTCATTACCAGTATCTTCACCATTCTCTTTTCGTTGTTGGGCATCAAGCATTCTTTTCTTATAGATTACTCGGTCATTGTAAATCTTCTCCATAAGAACAGGCAAGAATCCACGCCTATCTTTTCGATAGAGAGAACCATTAGGAGCAACTGTTAAATCTTTTTCTTTCAATTCAGATAGGTCACATTCTTCGTTGAGTATTGTATTAACACTAACATCATTTTTATGACCAACAAGAGTTTCTGGACTGATATTGTATTGCATAATTAAATGCGGGTACAGAGAATTCAAATCGAATGATACTACCCAATCGTGAAACCCAGTAAGTGGTTCTTTGACATAAGCACCTTCAAATCTCTCAGACTTTGACGAATGACTTTTCAAAGGAGTTACGATATTTTCTTTCCTGAGATGGTCATAAATGATTGCATCCCACATCTTAACTGTACCAAATACATCTTGAAAATTAATCTTGGCATCATATGCCATTGTAATTCCCAATTCAATCAACTTCTGTTTCTCATCAATTCGCTTGACCAATTCAACATCTTTGATATTGTAGTCAATAAACTTTTGATGATTTTTCTTGGCTAAAGTGAATAGAGAACCTTCTTCTTCATATGAAATTTTACGTTCACCCAATTCGACAAAAGCAATATGGTCTAATCGGAAAGATTCTTGATTCGCATACGTAAATTTCTTATAGAGTTGTAAATAGTCCATCGTAGCCACACCATATAAATCATATGCAATGCTTTCTTTACCATAATTCCCCTTTATTTGTCGCTCTCGAATCCAACCAAATGGAGAGAGCCTCTTAGATTCCTTTTGACCAAACAGTCTAGAAATTCTATTAATAAGATAAGGAATATCGAATCCTTCAATATTCCAACCAGTTAATATGTGAGGTGGGCTTAATTCCCAATGGCAAATGAAAGACTGAAGAAGTGCTTCTTCTGAATCCATTTGTTGGTAAACTACTTTGATGTCATCACGGACGTTTGTCCATTCGCCAAGACCCCAAGTGAAGTATGTATCTTCAATGGAATCATAGACTGTAATTGCATTAATTACAGAATTTGCTTGTTCTGGGTGAGGAAACCCCTTTTCAGAATCAACCTCGATATCAAAGTTCCATATACGTATGTAATCAGAATCGAATTGAACATCATTCTTCCACTCTTTACAAGTATATTGTAAACCCCAATTATCGTTGCCGTGGATATTGAATCCATCGACACCTTGATATTGTTTGATGAAATCTCGGGATTCTTTGATTGTGCCTGGTGATATTTTATAGACGGCTTTATCGTCAAGGGTTCGATGCTTTGTTTCGCCCTTTTTACCTTCTACAAATAGGGTGGGTTTGAATTCTTCTCTTCGGATGAAGTCATTCTGAGAGTCAGTATTGACACCTCGAACTAGGACTTTGTTTCCTAATACTCCGACATATGTGTAAAATCTCATAGAATTCCCTTAGTTCTCATTATATAACGTATTATACACTACTTCTATCGGCTTGTCAACCTTTTTATTCCATATCTTCAGACCAAGTTGCACCACCTACATCGTGGCCATTCCCTTCGCCTTGACACTCTTTTTTGATAGGATTCCACCATCCACCCTCTTTACACATTTTCTCTGTCATTCTATCTTCAGCGAGTAAGCGGGTTGGTTTCTTCTTTGTCATAATAGATGGTGGGAATGATTTATTAACTCCGAGATAGGACTCTCGTTCTGGATTGAAAATTGGTGCCTCTTCTTCAAATCGTGCGTGACCGTCTTCTGCGTAATTGTCCATTAGTTGCTCCGCTTGAGGCTTTGGAGTAGGTTCTTCATTAAAATTTGCANTAGGTTCGGCCTTNGGTCTTGANGATTTTGTCTCTTGACCGAATAGGCCTATAGGAAGAGATTCCGTACCACAGTATGGACACCAATATGATAGGTTAATCTGAGCATCGTCCATTTTCCATTCTTTGTTACAACCGTCACATCTGAATAAATATGGCACTATTTTGAATCTCATTTGGTACCTCGTGTACCGTCAAATACACAGACGAAATAACATCCTGAATCTCCTAATGCTTGTACTTTATGAAAGACACCATCGGGAATCAAAACAACATCTCCAGGCCATACTTGAAACTTTTCTTCACCTAGTTCCATCATACCATTACCCTCAATGAAATAATACACTTCTTCTTGACCTGCGTGACTGTGGCCTGTTGTGCTTTTGTTTCGCTTTAATTTAGTAGAACTTACTACTAGATTTTTTAGGGTGGTGTTATCCTTGACAATATATCTATCGTCTTGTTTGGTTATTTCTCCACCAATGTCATCTATTTTAAATTTCATATATCACCTTCATTTGGATAATGAAAATATGTTTTCAACATATATTTCGTACCGCTTAATGGAGTTTTTGCTTCGTGAGGATATCCCATCCAAGTAGGAGAAATTAATAGTCTCCCCTTTTTAGGTTTACACTCTACACCTTTAAGATGCCAAGCAAAAGCAGTTTCTCCACCTTCTTTAACTGTAACAGGATAATATAGAAATGCTAAAAATCTTTTGGCAGATTTCTCATCTATACTATCGATATGGTCTTTGAAGAAATGTTCATTAGCATCATATCGGTGCATTCTCCATTCTTCAAGACGAAATTTTCTAGGGAACATATATGGGGGATAACCATTTGCTATCATTTCTGCTTTGTATTTGAGAAATTCTTGTACAGCATTATGGTTCATAAATTTGATAATCTTATGCCACTGAGGACTATCTATAATTCGTTGTGAGCAATTCATTTCAATTGCGTGGCGACCAGACTTATCTTCGGTACCTTGTCGATAAAACTCTCCGTGTTGAATAGCCTTGCCATCAATTAGATTTTGTTCCGTTGTTGCTCGTTTGAGTAATGCTTGGTCTTTCTCATCAGCACCCACCATCGATTCTACGTGGTATGCCGAGTCTTTCTCAAACTCTTCAACCATCAATTTACATAAATGGTCTGGAATAACTCCATCTCTTATTTTGATGAAATCGGTTAATCGTGCTTCATTTCCCCAGGTCACTCTGGTGTCATCTTCGTTCAATGTACTAACCGCATTTTAGGTTTTTTCGTTGGGTCTAAATCTTCCCAACCCTTTTCAGAAGGAGTAATGTATGCAGTTTTAAACTGCTTCAAGTTGATGATTGTACCATCATTTTCCATCTCTACAATACCACCCCAACTGTCAATCAAATCTTTAATCATTTCTACTTTATTTGTAACACCACCATCAGTAACAATTTCAAACGTCATACAAGAATCGAAATCCATCCATTCAAAACAAAGCGATACATTATATCCTATCGGTTCTTTGTAGTCTTCTATCGGAATATTATATTTCACTTTATTTCTCCTAACGTAGATTGGAATTGATATACAGCAGACTCCATCATTAAATATTCCCGAGCGGCATCGTGCAGACAATCGTGATGGATGAAGCCTTCAGGCTCTACACCCATTTGCCAAACGTCTTTACCTAGTAATGTTAATATAACTGTTTTGGAATCGTGTATGTTATAGAAGCGCCAAGGGAGTTCATCTGCTTGGGCGTTGCCTGTAATACGGAATAAATCGTGAAGGATGCCAAAGTCGAAGTGGGAACCTCGAGAATAGTATTTGGCTTTCGTGATATCGATACCTTGATTATCTAACCAAGTTATCATATCTAATCTGAGGTCTTGCCAACGCATATCATCTGGCTTAGGCTTGAGGATGTGTTGTGCATCTTTGCCTTGTGAGGCCCACCAATCGAGTGTGTCTTGATGTATCTTTCGTCCAGAATCTACCTGACCCTTAACGTCAAGTTTAGCATAATATCCGTTGGCGATTAAATCTTTAAACTCATAGTCCTTGTCTGAATCGACAGCGACCATTCCAACTGATAAAATTACTGAATTATTGACACTACCAAGAGTTTCAATATCCAGTACAACGGTATCTTTCATAATATATTTCCCTAAAATTCACTTAATTACAAACATTATAACACAATAGGGAGAACTAGTCAAGTGGTTTTATGTGTTTTTCTACATATTCCTTTGACCGACTTCTTGCTTCCACTAGTGCTTTCTTTATCTCACTCTTTGAGCCACCAGTATATGGTACAGCGTGTCCTTCTCCAACTAAAATATTATTAATTGTTCTTGATGTAATCCCTGCTACAACTTCTTCAACTGGGATAATCATTTCTCCTAGACATCTACCGAATTTACCAATGCCGTGAGACCTCAAAATAAAACGATAATTATTACCCTCAAGGAGTTCAATCATTCGATGTTTAGCACCAAGGCCATATCGCTTTTCAGTTAAGTCTCTTGTCCTTGATTCTGGTGTATCAATTCCATTCAATCTTACTCGTGTATCAATTCCAACTTTGAATCCTAAATCCACATAAGCGTCAACGGTGTCTCCATCAATCACCTTTACTACCTTCGCATTATATTCAAACATCATTAACCTTTATTTAACGGGTTATTGAAAGTATCTTCTGTATCTGGGCATCAATTACACCACCACGATTTGGCCAGTGAATGTATGCTTTAGTCGGATTACTTTTCAAATTCTTTAACAATGGAATTATCATTTGTTCCACTGCTTTTAACTTCTTAGTTTTGAATTCTTCAAATTCAATTTTCTTCTTTTCCAATTCGGCTTCGGCTGCCTCTTGCCGTGATAGTAGGTCGGCTAGATTATTATTGATATCGCCAAAGTCCACAGTCCCGTCTTTATCAAAATCCAAATCTCGGACCTCGTTTACGGAAACTTCAAGTGTTTCTAGTTTATCTGTAATTGAAGATAAATCTACATTCACTTCTGGTGCATTAACTACTGTATCCTTCGCTAGAATTTTATCTAGTTTCGTTTCGAGAGGACTCAGGTCTGGCATATCGCCAGCGGTTAAAGCATCAACTTTTTCTAGTGCTATAATTTGGTCTAGTTTATTTTCCAGACCCGATAAATCAACAGCCTCAGCGGCTTCAATTCCATCAACTGGAATCAAGGCTATGATTGCATCTAGTTTAGCAACAATGGGACCCAAGTCTGCCGCGACTTGAGTTGTCGTTTTTTGTACTACGTCTGCGGTTGTCGAATCTGCATCGGTATCTGAAAAGGAGAATCCCCAATCAAAACTTGCTTCTTCAACTGAACCATCTTGTGTTTCTATGTCTGCCATTTTATTCTCCGTTATATACTATATTTATGCTTTAGAAACGGCATCTATTCTATTATTGGTTACTGAAATATTCCTTAGATTATCCATCGAATAATCAGAATTTTCCGTTCTATTAACTTGTGCCAATGAGTCGAAGTGGTCAAATCCGTAAGCATCTTCGCATAAATGACAATCATAACATTGGTTCTTACAATTAGGAAGGGCTTTAGCCATTTTCCTACCAGCATCAGTGTTGTATGGATGCTCTACGTTCTTGAAATAGTCAAGACATCTTTCTCCGACTCCGGGATTCCCTAGAAAATAATCTTTTTCTTGGCTCGGGTCTACAGTAACATATCCTAGTCCATTCCAATTGCTCAAAAAGCCTTGGCCATTATTATACACATCTTCAAAACATTTGCCCATAAAAATCACATCTGCTTTCTTATCTATGTATGACCAAACGGCTCTCGATTGTTCGGATGCACCTTGCAGTCCTTTTATCAATCGACCACTGAATTTGAAAACATCGACTAACTCATTATATTTATCAAATCGTTCATTAGTATCCCATACACAAGATGTTCCAATTCGTGGCATTTGACCCTGTCTGTCTGGAAATCTCCATTTATCACAAGAGATTTTATTCAGTGTACCAAAATAACTTCCACCTTGATTCGAGCCAATCCAGGGTTGAACAATATCGTGTTCTTCTTTGAATGGACAAAAAGGCATACAGCCTTCGGATGCTAAAAGATAAGTTTTAATTCCCCTATTTTTTGCCACTTTAGACATACGCCTTAGATTAGCCATATTCCTATTGAGTTGTCTATCAAGTTGAATATAGTTATAACCAAGAACGTGCAGGTCGACCATTTGTTGAGCATTGCCCACAATATGATTAACAGTATTTTTCCAATTCATTTCTGGGAAATTCTTCTGTAGAATTCCAGTTCCCATTAGATGAATATTAGAAATGGTGCATATTCTCAGACCACGTTCATAGAACTCACCAATAAAATTGACGAATTGCTTTTTAATATCTGGGTCTATGATTATTTCGGTGGGATGAGTTTCTTGATTGATAGTCAGTGAAGCAGGGATTCCCCATTTTTCCTGTATCTTAAATAGATTGTCTATCTGGAGGTCAGTAGCATTCTTGCCCATAACATCTCCATATCGCCTGTTTGTACCTGCGAATTTATAATGGAAATCTTTGGCAAAATATATATCGTCTATTTCATCACGAAAGGATTGGTCTGCGTTTTTGATTACGTTATAGAAAAAGGTCTCATCGTCTTGGTCAGTAGTGTCGTATCTCAGAAAATTGTCAGGCCCATCCATCACACATCTCAGCATATCATTATGTGGTATTGACCAAATTTTCTCAAACTTCTCACTCATTATATAAACTCCAACTTGTTAGTATTTTACACCTATGTTATACTTGGGAACCAATTCCCAATTAGGCTTTTCCTTAAACGATATTATCTTAAACTGTCCAACATTCCCCATTGGCTGTAATTGTTTTTCATCTACAACTTTCAGTAAATTCCATTCTTGGAGCAGACTGATAATTGCATTTCTTCTTTCTACATCAACTGTAGTAAGATTTGTTGGTTTGCCATCTAAGGCAAATAATTCTTTAAAATGAACAATATAATATTGTCCTTGTTTGTGAAGAATGTGTGTGCTTTGATAAAGCACTTTGTCTCGGTTCGATGCGACACCCATTCTGGTTAGGGTTTCTTTAATTTTTAAAAAGTCATCATCCTCGGCAAAAGTCACCTTCACCATATCCGAAGGGTTCCATTCGACTAGTTCTTCATTCTGTTTTCCTTGTTGTTGCATCATTATTAGTACCGCCTTTTGACAACTTTTGAGCGATTTCCTCGAGTTGCTTTTCGGAGAGAAGTTCCAAGACTTCCCGTGCCCTCTGCTCATTATAATTATAATATGTCTTTACTAGTTCCAGATTGGCGGGTGCTTTAGTGGCTTTAGCCCACTTAGAGTACCGCTTCTTCTTTCTTAGACTATTTATAAAATAGTCGTATTGTAGCAAAGGAGCGAGTTGGTACTTTTGATTCATCTCATTTGAGTAGAATATTGTATCCACAGACATTGATAAGGCACGATTGATGATAAACGAATTTCTTCCGAATTCCGCTTCATCCATCTCACCTGTGCGAATTAGATTTTTATGACCATAATTAAGGTCTGGGAGTATTTCTTTGAATAAATCAGCCATTATGAGGTCTTTATATCAAGCATAGGAGCGAGTCTACCCAAATACATCGTATCAAGCATAGTCCGTACCGCATCTTCTGGTGCGGCACCTGCGGGATGCTGAGTACATAGTCCTTCTCGAAAGAAATATGTCACTGGATGGGCTCCTACTGGGAACGTCAAACTATCTACAATCTCATAAAACGTGATATCAGAATACTTCGGGTCCTTAGAAATTGGTACAAGAACATTTGGTACGAATACATCACAAACTGGACAAGTGGATTTGGTGTGAACAAATACAATATTCTTCCTAGTTTCAATAAGTTTGCGGGCTTTCTTTTCAGTCACTACTGGGAAATGTGCCATTATTCGTCCTTTACAAAAACACCTTCAGAGGTGAGATGACCAGTTCTATCTTTAATTTGATTATACGCCATAAAAACGCATTCATCCATAGATAGGTCTAGTACCCTACAAACTCCTCGGATAGTTACATAAATGTCGCCAATTGCATCCTTAATCTCAGCCGTATTATTATGGTTGATTGCATCTAGCAGTTCAGTGGTTTCCTCTAGGGTCTTAATTGCTTGACCCAATGCAGTACCATTATCAGTGATACCACGAGCATCCATCCACTTGTCGATTTTCTTTGAAGTTTCTACGATTTCCATTCTACCTCCACCATCACTTCAGTTAAGAAAGCGACTAGGTTAATTTCAGCATCCTGAACGAATGCTTGTTTATATTGATAGTCCGCAATAAGCAATACCACTTGAGGTACGCTTTGAGGGGCGAGATATTTGTGCATACTGTCGTAAATATGGCGATAAATATGCACTGGGTCGATATCGATATTATCTACAACCCATTGTCGAGTCTTACCGAAATCCTTTTCTTTCAAGAATCCCATAAGGCCTTCAACATTCACTTCTCCACCACGAACAAGGATACCTTTATCTATGGTACCACCTGAGGCGTATCGTTGGAGTTCATTTAAAGTTCTTCGCATATCTGGATAATGTCGTTTAACTAATTCTGCAATAGCAGGCTTAGAATCAATGCGAATACCTTCAGTTCCAAGAATATTAATAATTCGATTCATAAATTCGCCCATTAGAACTGGCTTATCGTCTGCACCCGTTCTAAAGTCAATATATGTAGTTCGAGANTGAATCGGCTCAATAATCTTGTCCTTGAAATTACAAGTCAGAATGAACCTTACGTTCTTAGAAAAATGCTCAATGAATCCTCTGAGTGCTGGCTGAAAAGATTGTGGATTAAGATAATCCGCTTCGTCAAGTATGACACATTTCTTGCCACCATCAAAGGATACAGTTGAGGCAAATGTAGAAATATCATTACGCAAGGTATCAATATTTCTGTCCAAAGAACCGTTAATTAATAATGTAGTATATCCCAATTCAGCACAAAGGGCTTTCGCTACGGTAGTCTTACCAGTACCTGCTGAACCCGACAAAAGGAGATTAGTCATATCTCCATTTTTCAGAAATTCACCGAATGTCTCCTTCAGCGATTGTGGAAGAATACATTCNTCGATTGTCTGAGGGCGGTACTTTTCTACCCAGAGAAAATCTTTATTCATAGGTTGAGTCCTGTTCTAAGGCAATCCAGTAAGTAAGTTTACCATCTTTCGAGGTCAACTTGGAAATCTTCTTAGATGAAATCTGGACATCGTAATCCCCAGGCAACATCTTCATACGTTCATTAAGGAAGTAGAACTTGAACTGGCCTTCACCAGAGTACGTACCAACTTCAACGGAGAACGTGTTCGAGGTATCACTTCGTTTATCGAGAACCTCTGCCACAATCTTCGATGGGTCATCAGTACCACGTCGGAGAACCAAGTCTGGGACTGCTAGAGTTCCAGTTGCTCGTTGCAACTTATCGAGACAGGCTGCCGTCAGAGTGAATTTAACCTCTGCATCAGGCATCTCAATTTTGCTGGTGGGATAAACAATGATTTCCTTATCGGCAAACCAATATGTTACGTTGGTGCCACCTGCATCTGTAATAGTAGCAGAGCCTTCACCAAATTCTACATCTGGGTCATCAAACAATGAGACCACAGACAAAAACTCGTTCAGGTCATAGATGGCGAAATCTTCACCATTAGAGGATTTAAACGTCTCGGCCACAGTAGCAGAACCCAAGACGTTCTTTTGTACCGAAACGGTATTTAATTCGTTTCCCTCTGTAAAGAGAATCGACTGGTTGATTGAGGCGAAATTTTTCAGCACCTCAAGGGTAGTATCACTTAATTTCATAATATATAACTCCTATTGATTTAATAGTAACATTATAACAGGAACGATGGTTCTTGTCAAGTCTTTTTTAGTTTCCGCTCGTATGCGGTTGCAAGCACCAAATAGTGCATAGCCTTAATGAGGTCTTTTTCATTCTTACCATCTTTCTTCCCATATCGCATCAAATATTTGATAGCATTATCGATAGAGGTTGAGCCCAAAGTACCTCGATGGGCAAACACATCCAGAGTCTGGACCTCGTCATTTTTGTTGGTATAGTGACTCGTATATGTGCTTTCTATATGAGAACGTAGGTCGTCTAATACAGAGCCCTCACCGTATCTCCATTGAAATGGGGCTGGAAAAGCATTATCACCAGCAGTAATTGTTTGACCATTATACGTAATTGTTGGTTCACTCATACTCGATATCATATCACCATTTTCGGACATAAAACTAAATGTCGATTGATATTTTTCATTTATCGGAGTACTCGCAATGGTGTTACCACCATCAGGAGAAGTAAATATATATTTTGGTTCTGGCGTTTTGGTTTCTTCTTCCGACATTGGTATCTCCATCGTTTTT